ACAATACTTCTATGGTTCCGCACAGATAAATCGCAGGAATGTTCACGCGAACGTAATAATCAAAGATCCCTTGATCTACGATTTTTATCTTTTTCGTATGAGGGATGTCCGAAACAAACTCCGAATTCAGATTCATCAGTCTCAACGGATGACCGTACATAGGCTCTCCTGGGGCGGATTCTGACATCATTTTAGTGGTGATCAGAATTGTCTTGGGGTCGGCCGCTATATCAGATATCTCATCGGGTAACATAACGTCTCTGCACCCAGATTCGCATATTTTTCTCTGGCACGCGCTCTCGTTTTTCTGGACATCGAATACCACCGACGTACTCATGCCACCTATTGCCGACAGCGACGGAACCGCGAAATCAGCCCCCTTGTATGCGATTTTCATAATACCTCCGTTAAGGTGTTCCGCCATGTCTATCGCGGCGAATCCGTCTTCGCACGGGATATTCATCGTGAACAAGTTGCACGTGTATATCAAGTTTCCATTTTGAACGAACCGTGGGGTGAACGTATTTTGCTTCTTGAAAGTCTCAGAAGGCCTTGATAACTTGGGACCTGAGGACGTGAGAATTTTGATGACGTTTACCTTTCCGTTGCTCACAACATTTATTACGCTTTCGTCCATATTTATTAAAAACAAATATTATTTATAATAATGAATAACGTCAAGCTCGTCGCTAAGGACTGTTCCAGGGTGTATACGCCAACCCAAAGAGGGGGAGTTTGCTGGTTCGCCGCATTGGTCATGACGATATTTTTCAGCCAAAGGATGCGTGGAGTATCAGCTTCGCATGCTAAGGTGCTTATGAAGAAGAACGACTGGAAAACCCCGATCGCAGAAGCCATGATGAAGATAATGATGAACTACGAAATCAATTCTCTAAACAAGGACATCATTGGTAAACTGGAACCAAGGGCTTTTCTGAGAGCTCTCAGGCGTTACGACCCTGTATATTTTGATTCGAAGTCAGGAGAAGTTGACGAAGGGGCACCATATGGTCCGTATCAACACAAGTTATTCGCATTCATGGAAATCCCACACTTGTCGGTGACGGTGCCACGGGGCAGCACAGAGGCTGTGTATTCAGCATACAACTTTGATCTCCCCGTTGACGAAAAAAAATGGAAACAAGCCGTAAAAACATTAGACCCGAAGGGGGCGTTTGTCGATACGGACAACCCAGAAGTCATCGTCGTTCACAGAGAAGCGGGAGAGTCGTATCTACAGAAGGCGTGGATAACATACAGACCTAAAATGTACGAGGTAAAGGGAATCAACCTCACCAGACACCCCGAAAAAATAGTATACAACAAACGCGTGTATGTCCTAGACTCATGTATTCTTCCGTCCTATATAAGCAATGCTTGTTCACTAGGCCATGCCATAGCCGGAGTCACGTGCAATGGCGACAAGTACGTGTATAACGGTTGGGCGGCCAGAAGCGGAGACCCCGCAATGGGAGGAGCTGCTATTACCAGGGAGATGCCGTGCGCGCTGATGAAGAGCGACTGGGCTGCCGACAAGGCATTTTGCGTGGACACCAACTCGTGTTCAATAACCAAGGTGAAGAAAAACGAGTTCTGTTTTGATGCATTCAAAAGGTCGTCGGTTGTGTACGTGCGCGACGATTCCCAAAAGAATGTCCCTGAAATTAAAAAGAATGCACCCAAGATACCGGAGCCCAAGAAGAATGTCCCCAAGGCAGTGACAGAGAACAAAGCTGCACAATTAAACGCGTTGAAAAAACGTATCCAAGAAAGAAAGTAGTCGTTTGACCCCGTTACACCACATCGTATAAATATATACGTTTATCACTATGGGATTACCTATACAAACAAACGTAAATATGTCCGCAATGTTCGAAATGCTCTCTTCCGGGAGGTCCTTCCACGACGAGAATGTAGTGAGACAGATCCAATCCACATTCCAAGCACCAACAGCAGAATATTTCATGGATGCGACCCCTCAAGTAGTGTTCGACGACGAAGCGTGGCTGATCTTCAAGAGTGCACTGGCAAAGAAGGCAAAGCAGAGAAAGAAGGAAAACGCCACCGCCAAGACCCCAATAAACAAGGTACCGGTTCGCTCGAATAGGGATGTTTCCTTCGACCGAATTCAGTTGGACAATACCAAGAAGATCGTGCGGATATGCAAGTCCTCATTCGAAATCACAAAGTATGCGAATTTCGACGAGATCAAGAAAACGTATAACAAAATCGAATCTGACGAAATATACAACATCCTGACGGGAGAATGCGACTCGTCGGATTATTTTTGGACCCAATCATGATTGTTTACCACCTAACTGAAGAAATGCGTTGTTCAAATCGTTAAAATGTCTGCAACACGACTCTGTAAAACCATCAGTCTTCTCACCATTCAGTTGGAAAGCATCAAAAGACGCCATCCATCCCTTTGCGAGGAACTTGAGGTTCCCTTGCGTATACTTTTTGCTCTTTGCGTTGGCAGCGGAGGGCTTCACGGGTTTTATGTTCCTGATTGCGCTTTTCCTGACGTCGGCGAGGGTGTGTTTTATATTGTTGTCAAACGCAAGGCAATGTAACAGCGCGTCTGCAAGATCGTCTTTCTTCTTGCTTTTTTCGAACATAGTCACAAACTGCTCGTCCTGCTCGGTATTCTTCATGAAGTTCGCAACGGTCTCTACGGAAAGCTTTTTACGTTCGTTATAAGACCAGTTGAGTATGTCGCGTTCTGGCCAATAACTGGTGGAAGATGCGTACGACAGCTTATGCTTCGGGTCTATGCAATACAAGCGCCCCCCGTTCATAGCGCCGAACATTTCTATATAATGTTGGATGCGGACAGCGCGAGGGTTCTTGGTCGGCTGGCGCTCGATCACAACATCGGTAGATTCTTTGACCCAATCTGCAAAATTTATTTTGGTCAAACCGTCTGCTATACCCTTTGGATCTGGAAAAATATTGATAACATCCCATTTCACGATCTTCTGACCGTCTACCATACAGAGTGCAAGGTTCTTGGTCCCTGGATCTATCCCAATTGTTGGCATTACTGATTTTTACATTATAATTAATAAGTTCTTACACGCGCACTTTTATTCTTGAAAAAACGGAAACTTCAACCTCGCCCGCTTTCGCGTAACGTTTCTTTTCAACGTACACCGCTTCCGTGTAAATGACATCCACATTTCCACTGCGTTTAGAATGAGCCGCTGCGAGTTTTGCCACCTCGCGTATAGTCCCTTCGTTTATATCTCCAGTCGTTTTTCGCAGAATCACATGGCTTCCAGGGTAGTTTTCAACATGAAACCATATATCCTTGCTGGCCGCGCCCAGAGTGAGGACGTCGTTTTCTCGGGCATTTTGACCTACGTCGACGTTGAAGCCGTCTATAATGAATTTTTTCATTTTATGTATATACAATCATGGGGATTATATACATAAAATGTCTATATAACATTTATTCGATATTGATAGATTTGAATTCTTCTACAACTTGTTCCACGACAACATCGTCGACCATGTTATTATCAACAACGGGAGGTTTATACCGCAACTCCCTCCACGAGGTCGCGGATTCCGTTGGCATCTGGTTCGTATCATCTATGGGGTTAAGCGGATCCCACTTTGATAGTTCCATCGTGGTGTCGTCATAACCAGCGACGTCCAAATGCGGGACGGTTACATTCCCCATATGTAGCTTTTCCACCATCAAAAAAGCTTCGTAGGCCGTCATCGAATCAGCAGTGATGCTCCCCGGTTCTATTGCGTTCGCCTCTTCTTTCAAGTTTTTAAATAACGCGGCTTCGCATTCAGGAGTTGAATTGCCAATGATAGAAGAGTATAGCCTGAGCATTTCAACAAGAGATTGGTTTGCGAATACCATCGTTGGTTAATGTATATATTTTTTTAACATTCGTAAATTTTACGCAACTACTTCCGCCCCTTGATAAGCTTGACGCCATTGTTTTCCTCTTCGTCATCATCGTCCTTCCTCGCACGGTCTTTAGAAAATCTCCAAAAACATCTCGCCCCCATCCTGAAGTCGTCTCTCACCTTTGCTTTCCAGTGAAAAACGCAATCAGTCGGATCGTTACTCAGTTTCGTGTTATCCAAAACAAGAACGCCGTAATTTTCGGTGCACGCGTTTAACACCTTGTTGAAATCCGAGAAGTTCTCGAAACAACCGAAAAACATATCATACAGTCGTTGGCGGTTCGCTTGAATTGCTTCGCGACACACCAAAAGAACGTCGATGTTTGCACGAATTGCAGGAGGTCCCAGATCGGCAACGTATTGGCTCGAAAAAATAAGGAAAATGTTCAAGTGCCTGCCGTTCATAAAAATATACCGCAATACC